TATTAAAACGGCAAATCATCGGAACCCGAGGTTAACTCAAGGTCCGCTTTGGGAGCTTCAGGTTTTGTAAGCCTCTCCATCACATACTTGCTAAGTACAAGTTTGGTGGGATTTACAGATACAGGCTCAATGAAATTAGGATAACGTGGCACAGTCACATATCCCTTGTTGTTGTAATGGAAGATCATACGGAACTTGCCTGTGGTTTTTCCCTTGATTGCATTGTTTACACGCTCAAAGAATCCTGCAAAACTGGATGCTCCAGCTGCGGCATTGTCATATTCAGCTTCAGAAATCAGCTTTGTGCAGATATGTTTCACACGACGATTGGTATCATCGATTGAACGGGCATCTTCACTAATCCATTCCTTATGTGTAACTTCAGCTCCGTTGTTCTGTACAAACGTAATGCTTGCCACACTTTGATCTTCATTCAATTCAAACAACGTCTTGATGACGCAGTTTTCCACAATACCTACTACAGGCATTACGCGATTTTCATCCGCATTAATAGCTTTTCCGTCCGAAGTTAATTTACTTCCGTACATAATGGTTGATTTTAAAAGGTTAATTATTTGATTGTAACGTCGCCTTCTTCATTTATGATGACATTTGATGTGTTAGGCGTAACATCAGTCATTTCCTCTACAGTGTAGAGACCAAGGATCTTGTCAGGAGCGATCCTTTGCGCACCAAGAGCCAAAGCTCTTGCATACAACATGTGCTTGGGCATCTTTGTCCAGTTATCCTTAGTAGTCCAGCCGGCACGAACGGCGTCAGACCACTTGAAGGAAGCTCTGTCCACGATGTTTCCACGGTAGAATTCTATCGTGGTAATGAAGTCAGACTTTCCATTGTCCTCGATCTTCTCGAAGTCCTGGATTGTCTTGTACTGGATTCCATTGGCCCACAACAGTGCGCCAAGACCCTTTGAACTCAAGGCAAGCCTGCCTTGAATATTGTAAATCTGATGAAACGCCTGCATGGGTTTCATCCCCAAGTCCTTGCCGAACTGAGCAATGGTGAATGCCTGCTCAATTGTCTTGATGTTCGACGGCAATGACTTTGAATCAATAAGCAATTGCAGCTGCTCCATCTCGTTCTGTGGAACGGATGGGAGCTGCTTTTCAACTTTAGCTACATCTGACATCAGGCCTCCTGTGTTTGTGGATTTCCTTGTGCAGCTACAATCTTTTCAAAGATCTCTGTACGCAATGCTGCGTATTCAGCAAGGTTCAAAGTCTTGTCAGACTCAATAACCAAGCGTGTTGCAATGTACTGCAAAGCCTCATTCAATGTACTGACTTTGGCAATTGTCTGTCCTGATGGACTTTCAACTTTCAGGCCCTGGAAATCCTCCAGAACCGAGTACCCTCCAAGGGACTCATCAATGATTTTAATCATAGGTTTTGTTATTTAATTTGTTAGCAATCTGTAAATGTATGAGATACCCGATGAGGTCATCAACAGTATCCTCAGTCTTGTCATTCAATCCAACCTGCTTTATCCTGTTAAGCTTGTCGTTTATCCGCGCCTTTATTCCAGTCGCGGCATCCATGTCAAACAGGATTGGTGGAATGTGCAATGAATCATTGTAATCCCTGTTCTTCTTCAAGAGCAGTTGCTTCAGACGATCACATTCAAACTCTATGAGTTCATTTGTCGTCTTTTGTTTTGAAACTTTCTTTGACTTTATCATATGAAAGAGTTGATATTCTTGACATGTACAAAGATATTAAATCCATGTTTGTCGAATACAGTAAAATCAAACCTTTTTCATCCAAAGTGACAACCTTACATAGTATCAGATAATACGTTTCAACAGGGTTGTTCAACGATTGACTTACAAAGAACAAAGCTTTATCGGATATTTCATTCTCCTTATTCAATGAAGCTAATACTTCATCCTTGAGTTTTGATGGAAAGTCATTCAAGAAATCAAGTATCTTATCAATGTCTTCTTCCACTTGTACAGTGTCATTGACAGAAAACTCAATCACATCATATTCCATATCCATGACATGATCTGTTGTTCTTTTTGGAAGCCTTTTCCTTTTCTTTTTAGGATGAGGTTTACTTTGCTTTTTTGTTTGTGGCTTCGATGCCTTTGTAGTGCTCTTCCTTGATTTCTCCGGAAAGAGGAAGTTCTTTAAAAAAGTTAACAGCCCCATTGAAATATAAGTCTATGTTTGTAAATCCCGAACCGCTCCTGTTCAACATCACAAGGAATTCCCTGTAGTTATCACCAAGTCTGTCAATGTCATATCCTTCATAATTGGCTATCTTGTACCTATGCGGCGCAAATAACCCGAACATTGCATTGACATCCCTCTGTGTAAGTTTGCAATCCGCAAGACCGTCGGGACTTGGTCTGAGTTTTGCAACTATGCTGTCACCTTTGAAGGTGAATTGTTGTTTTTCCTGATCAGCAGCCTGCTGCTGGATGACCACTGGGATGTATCTCCACCTGTCACGCATCGCAAGACAATACTTGCTGCTGAAGGAAAAGATTGTATTCCATAAGTCAGCTCCTCTTTCAGGATGCAACAGGCTAAGATGGTCAACTACGATTATGACATACTCATTAGGATTGTGGGGCTCATACCTGTGTATTGACAGGTTTGCCTTGTCCCTGACCTGGGTATCATCACTCATAAGGTCAGACAAAGGTATTGCTTTTCCATTTATATCATAATGCGTACCGTTCTTAAACGCGTGATTCCTTACATGCTTGTAAATACCATAAGGGTTTTTCACATTGTCTATGAACTCAACCATTGACTCGAATTTCTCCATCTCCTCATCATAAGTGTCAATAAGGGTTTCAATGTCATCTTCAAGAATGTAGTTTTCAAAACGTGATTTCAGTTTTTCAGGTGAGATCACTATGTTATGATCCTTGTACAACCTGTAGCTGTAATACTGGCTTATCTTCTCTTCCTTGCTGACTTCAAGTGAAAAGTAGAATATCTTCACCTTTATGTCTGACTCATATTTTGTGGCAAACTCGTATGGATTATACACAAACAGAAAGTCGGCAAGCTTTGTCTTACCCACTTTGCTATTGGCAGTCACAAGATAATACTTTTCCTGCTCTATGCCGGGTACTATCTTTCCAAGCTTAGGCAAAAGAACAAACGGTATGCAGGTATAACCTCCATCAAGGCGTACCTGTTTGTTCTTCTTTATCTCCTTTTTTACATTCTTGAATATACTCATATTCGTTTCTCGCCTGTGCTCAGGATATGAGCTGTTTTATTGTCAAAATCCTCACATAACGACGCAAGCTTTGAGCCTCCAGCCTTCTGGATAAAATAATCAGCTTGTGTCATATACATGTAGTTATTCATCCGCATTTGTTCCACATATAGTCTAGTGGCTTCCAATATGGTGCGCTTTGAGAATTCAGGATAAGTCATAAGAAACCATGTAAGCTTCTTTATGATCCCGTTCTTGTCGCCACGTATCGGCGTGCCATTACCTGACTTTACACCTTTAGGAAACAAATTGCGGTACTCATCTACAAATTGCATGAAATCATCAGGTTTTTCAAACAATTTAAGTCCTGTGCCGGTAAGATTATAAACTCCTTCGACATCAGGATTTTCCCTTATGTACTTAAGGGCTACAAGGTTATCATATACGTTGGTCACAGACATGAATTCAGCAGGATCAACTCTTCTGTATAAACAGTAGAGTATGCAGTATTCATCAGGCGTAAGACCTTCGCTTTTCAACCTTTCAAGATCTATGTTTACATTCATATCTCTTCCTCTTTAAATCCTTCTAGATCATCCTTAAGTTGTTTCAACCACTTCTTGTTGGCTTGAACCAGTTCCTTCTTGGAAAGGGTTCCTCCTTTGCAAACAGGGCAAGGCGTAAAGAGCCTACCGTCCTTGGTAAGCTCTTTTGCGCCAAAGCAGTATTCACATTCAATATGGTGGTGTTCCTCCATCCAGAGGCAGAATTCTAAAACATTTAGTAGTCTTACGCCAGTGATCGCTGTGCCAGTAATAAGTGTTGTACACGACATACAGATAAATTCCGTCTATCTGTCTTCCAAGGCTGAGCCTTATACCGGAGCAGAGATAAGCCAACAAAGATAATACAATAACCTCAAACATAGCCTAGGTTTTTATAAATTAAATACCTGTCCATCATCTCGATACGAATATCCTTATTCAACTTGTTCTTTTTCAGCATCTTGCTGTGTTGTTTGACAAGTTTCTTGTTCAGATTGCATGAGCTTTTGGTACTTTTTGATGCAGTCTTCCGTGCCATTGCAATAGATTTCTTCATAGTTAGTGATGTTTTCCATGGCCTTTTTGTACCACTTTGCTTCCTGGGTACCCAAGGTCATGTAGATGAACACATTACCTGTCTGGTCACTCACTCTCTGACGTCCTATCGCCTGGATCATGTCAAGCTCCTTGCTGTAATAGGACATTAGAATGGTGTTATCC